CACCGACCGGTACGTGGTCGTCCCGGACCAGAGGTTCCTGCCGGTGCTCCCGTTGTGGTACAACGAGGAGTCGGCGGGGCCGGCGCTGGCGGAAGCACCCATGGGCATCCTCTCCTCGCAGCTGAGAGACGCGATGCTGAGAACTGGGTGTTCACTGCCGTCGTCCGGGATGCACGTGCTACTGGAGTCGCTACGAGCCTCGTGGACATCGGAGGCGGTGCTGGTGGATTCTGGCGCGGGCATAGCCGAATCCACGCACAGTCGAACTGTCTTGCGAATGGCGCCGGACCTGCCCGTGTATTGGGAGGACCCGGTGGTGCGCCACTCGCAGGCCCCGCAGGGGCACCAGGCGACGGCGATGGTGTGGCTGGCGGGGCTCCGGGTCATCCCGGGGCCCCACCAGCTGCACCCGCAGCTGGTGGCCCAGTGGGAGCGGGTGATGGGGCTGGCGTACCGGCCCCCCCAGCTCGACTAGCGGTGACCCGCCTCCATGTCATCGCCCCCATCACGCAGGCCGCGGATGTTGCGCGGCACCACGACACACCCAAGGCCAATGTCGTGGACCAGCCCGACGGCAGCCGGACGTGGCACTTCTCCGTGGGAGGAGTGCCCGACCCATTGGTGACCGGGTGCACGCATCTGATGAGTACGTGCACCTGTGTCAATGGGATCCGGCCGCGTGTCTGGACGTCCACGCATAGCGTCTATTACCTCACTGCCGCTGACCTCCAGCGCATCAATGTAGGGGAGACCCTATATGTGATCGCGCACGAGTTCGCCGGGGAGGGAGGGACGCTGCCTGGGCTCGCCGCGGAGTACCGGTGGACCCGCCACCTGGGCAGAATCGTCATGGAGCCGAATGGCCCGGGCGGGACTGTCTATGAGCACGCCGACTTGACGCATGAGTTGCGAGCCGGCGCTCTCCAGGTGACGGGAGTTCCATTCCGGGCGCTCTACGGCGGGGTGAAAGTGTCGTTCGGTTCGACATCGGTGTATCGGTTTGTGATGTATGACAGACCGCTACCGATCGCCCATGCCCCGTTGGCAGTGACGCAGCATGTGGTGGTTGGGGGTCGCGCCGTCGATTTGATGGGACCCCTGATCCGCCACTTGCAGAGTTCACTAGCGTACACGGGGCCGAACGCCTCGGTGGCCCGGGAGGTGCAGAACGCAGTGAGGACGACGCTGCGCTCTGTTCCCGGTGCCACCATGGAGGCGGTGACGGCGATCTTACCGGTGGCGTACCGGCAGGTGCGTGGCGCGCAAGTGCGGACGGTCGGTCAGATCGACCGGGATCTCCCGCGACGCCTCGCGATGGAGGTCGTGCTATCCCGAACTGGCTACCTCACGACTTGGATGGTAGTGCCGGAGGTTGCGGTGGCTGCCGTTGCGTGCGGGCTTGCCTTTGTGGCTGCCCGGTGCAAGTGGCGCAAGACCACCGTCGCCGCAAAGGTGGTGTTGCCTGCGTATGGGCTTGTGACCGCGGCTCGGTTGCTGCGGGCCGCCATGCGCGACTTCACCTACTACCGGACACTCCTCCAAACGGAGGTAGGCTAGGGGTATGGGGCAGTTGACGAGAATGGTCAGCTGATTACGCTTGTGTGGGAAGACCCGTCGGCGTATGGGTTTACCCCCCTTGCGAGCCGCACTACGGACACCGTGTGCCTCGGCCCAGGTGACGAGACCAACGTCGACCCGAAGCATTCGTTGCAGCGGGTCGGACCCCCCACTTGTAAGTATGGTGAGGCTGGTGCTCGCTGCCATGGCTTAGTAGCGCGCATGGTGTTCGTTTGTCGTAAGTGCGACTGCAATATGCACAATGCGTTGTGTCAGCGACATCTCGCCAAGCAGCCCCTTTGCACGGCCGACTTCTCGAGCGTGCTAGGAGCGTTGGATACCATCTGGCTCCAGTTGGGGTATTCGGTTGCCCAGCATGAGGCGGTTTGTGACGCCTGGTGGGCTAAGTGGCCGGCAGCAAAGCGGAAGGTTATGGAAACCTCCGTCGCCGCTGATGGTGTGTATGCGAATAGGGTCAAGACGATGGTGAAGCGCGAGATCTTGCGGTCGATGCCGACCAAGGCTCGCGCGATTCAATACTATCCGAATGAGGCGACTAAGTGTGCCTTTGGACCCGAATTCTACATGCTTCAGAAGGCGGTTGTAGCCACTTTTACCGATTTATCCCTCCTGGGTTGTCGGGTGTGGTTCGCTTCGGGCATGAATGCGTCGCAGTTGGGGCAATGGATGGCGGACGTTTATTCCCGCTATCGGAATCCAGTGTTCTATGAGAGGGACGGGAAGAATTGGGACTCCACCATGCAGATGGCCCATCACACGCTCAAGCGGCGTGTGTACGAGTTGGCCGGCATGAGTGTAGAGTTCCTTCGGTTTGTCGACGCTGGGGCGCGTGTGTCAGGCACGTTCTCCACGCCTTGCGGCAAGCTGAAGTACCGTTCGGAGGGGACGACCAAGTCGGGTCACAATGATACGACTCTCGGTAATTCGATCATCAACGCGCTGCTGGCCGTGTGGGCCTGCCACGGTGAGGGGCTTAGTGCCTCGGTCATCGTGGCGGGCGACGACCTACTGCTGGCAGCTGAGGGTGATTTTGATGAGCATGCCTTGGCTGCGCGTGAGCGTTCAGCCGGCATTGTTCCCGAGTATCGTAAGTTGTTTTCCTGGCGGGACGTCTCCTTTATCTCGGGCATCTGGTTCCGTAGCGGGGCGCGATTTGTGTTCGTGCCTAAGCCTGGGAGGTTGCTCGCTGGGCTGTTTTGGACGACGCAAGTCGTGAGCCGCCGTAAGGTTGCCGGGTTCCGTAGGGGAATTGTCCTTGGACTGAGGCCGAGCTGCTGGATGTTGCCGGTGGTGGCTACTTTCCTCAACGTGCACGACGATGGCTATTCTGTTCCGTTTGTGCTCGCTGAGAAGCAGTACCACTTGGTGTACGGCAATTATCAAGTGGCCGACCCTGGTGAGGTCTATAGTGACTTCCTCATGAGGTACTCAACCAACGTGGAGGAGATTCAGTCCGCGGAGGGCCTGCTCCGGGAGTGCTCGGGGTTGGAGGGGTTTGTATCCCACCCGCTGATACAACGCATGGTGGCCTATGATATCGCCGACTTGGGTGAGCGTCATATTACGACACCGGTCGGCCCGGCAGCTATTGATTCCGGGCTTCACGACCCCGCCGTGTAGCAGTGCGCTCACAATTTGTGAGCCGACTACTCTAGGCCACAGCGTTGGTGTGAGTGTGAGATCCCTCTCCTCCCCATGTCGACCGCGGACGCTTCTGTGTCTCCGGGGTCACCGTACTATGCGTCCCTTCTGCGCAATCTCGAGGCGTCGGGTATGACGCCCGCCGGTCGGGACTGGCTGATAAAGGCGATGCACCCGCCCGCACCGGTGGAGCCGACCGGCGTGCCTGATGAGGTGTACGTGCCGTCCGTTCGGACGGAGTACCGTAACCAGCACGTCGTGTCGAAGCCTGCGTCGTTGGCGGCTGGGCCATGGGACTTGCTCCTGTGGCGGCGGCCGGGCGACGTTGTGCCGTGCGTGTGTGTGGCGGCCGTCGCCGGATTCGACTTCTCTTCCCCCGTGGCGGCGGGGGGTAATGCGGTCGTGTCCGTCGTGCAGATGCAGCCCGTGACTACGTACGGGCCTGTGCAAGTCCGAGTTCTGGATACCGGGTTCCCCCTGTTCGCTGGGGCGTATTTCGGGACCCCAGACTCGCGACCAATGGCGTGGAGGACTACGTATTCCTCCATGACGACGTATTTGACAGCGTCGTCACTCAACAACCAGGGCACGGTTTACGCAACGCAGACGGCGCCGCGGCCGGTTGCGGGGGGTCAGTTTGTTCAGCTGGACCCCCTGTACGGAGCACCGGTGGTGCATAACCGTGTCCTGTTTGACTTGCCATTGTCGGAGAACTTGATGCAGCTCTCCGATCCACGGGCCTACACGGGCGAGGCGAAGCACGGCACCTATCAGCCGATCCGGGCGGCGGGGCCCGGGAGGCCGTACACCCGGATCAAAGTCCAAGGTGATCAGTCGGGTTATTTGACTGTCACGGACCCGGCGACTGCCATCGCCTCACCCGGGTGGTTTGGTAGCGCTGTGGCGAACGCCCCCATCATGGAGCACGGGATTCCCGTGTGTGTTCGGGGGAGTTCGTTCGGCGAGATCCAGTCTCCCGGGTGGACCGACGCGAATGGGCCCTTCGACTCTGGGTACGACTCCATGTGCAATGCACTGGTCATTTACCGCGGGTTGGATGCGGCGGCGAGCGTGACCGTGAAGCTGTACACCGGGTATGAGTACGTTCCAGCAGCGGACTCCCCGAGTGTGCAGTTTGTGCGGGCGCCCGCCGCCCCCGACTACCGCGCGATGGAGGCGTATTTTCGCCTCTGTCATGAGATGCCGCAGTGCTATCCGGGGTCGTACAATTCGTTGGGGTCCATTCTCGGGGCAATCGCTGGGGTTGCGCAGCGTGCCTGGCCCGTCATTAAGCGCGTCGTGCCGGCGGCCATTTCCGCGGGGTATAAGGCGTATTCAGCACCGGCGCCGGCGGCGGCGCCGGCTGCTGCGCCCCCCCGGATTGAGGGCCCCAGCAAGGCGGCTAAGCGGCGGGACAGGAAGGTGCGAGTGACCACTCGAGACCGAGCGTCTTCACGGGGATCGCGCGCCTCGACGAGGCGCGG